CGGAGACCGCGCCGGGCGCCGGCCGCGACGGCACGTGGTGATGCCATGACCGACGACGCGGCCCAGCTCGCCGATGTGTTTGCCGAGGTCGTGGCGGCCCGCCGCCGCGGCCTCCAGCTCGATGCGCAGTTGACGGTGTCCGAGTGGGCCGACCGGCACCGCATCCTGCCGGCCGGCTCCTCCGAGCCCGGGCCGTGGCGCACGGCGCGGGTGCCATACCTGAAGGACATCATGGACGCCCTGTCGGTGTCGTCGCCGATCGAGCGCGTGGTGTTCATGAAGGCGGCGCAGACCGGCGGCACCGAGGCGGCGCTGAACGCCATCGGCTATTGGATCGACCACGCTCCGGGCGTGATCCTGGCAGTGTGGCCGAGCATCGACATGGTGCGCAAGAACTCTCGCATCCGCATCGATCCGCTGATCGAGGACACCCCGGCGCTGCGCCGCAAGGTGGCCTCGCCGAAGGCCAAGGACTCCGGCAACACGGTGGTGCAGAAGGAGTTCGCCGGCGGCTCGCTCAACATGACGGGCGCCAACTCGGCCACCGGCCTGCGCTCGACCCCGGCGCGCTATCTGGTGCTGGACGAGGTGGACGCCTATCCGGTCGATGTCGGCGAGGAAGGCGACCCGGTGGCGCTGGCGATCAAGCGCACCGCCACCTTCCGCGGCCGTCGCAAGATCCTGCTGGTGTCGACGCCGACGCTGGCCGGCGTCTCGCGCATCGAGAAGGAATATGCGCGCTCCGATCAGCGGCGGTTCTTCGTGCCGTGCCCGCACTGCGGCACGTTTCAGCCGCTGGTGTGGGCCGGCGTGACGTGGCCGGAGGGCGAGCCGGGCAGGGCGTTCTATGTCTGCCAGGCGCCCGGCTGCGGCGGCATCATGGAAGAGCACGACAAGCCGGCGCTGCTGGCGGCCGGCGAGTGGCGCGCCACCGCCGCGGGCGACGGCCGCACCGCCGGCTTCCACATTTCCGCGCTCTACAGCCCGTTCGAGACATGGGGCGAGGTGGCGACAGATTATCTCGTCATGTGCCGCGACCCGGTCGAGCTGAAATCCTGGACCAACACCAGCCTGGGCGAGGCGTTCGAGGATCGCGACACCGCGCCGCTGTCGCCGGATTCGCTGATCGCCAGGGCCGAGGACGGCGGCGAGCTGCTGCCCGAGCGCGCCTTGGTGCTGACCTGCGGCGTCGACACGCAGGATGACCGCCTCGAACTGGAGGTGGTCGCCTGGGGGCTTGGCGAGGAATGCTGGTCCATCGCCTATGAGGTGATCCACGGCAACACCGCCGGCGCCGAACCGTGGGCCGCGCTCGACCGCATCATCGCCAAGCGATTCCGCCATCCGCGGGCCGGCGAACTGGCGATCTCGGCGGTGGCGATCGACTCCGGCGGTCACCGCACCGACCAGGTGATGCGGTTCTCGGCCGAGCGGCTGCAGCGCCGGGTATGGGCGATCAAGGGCCGCGGTGGGCCGGGCGTGCCGCCCTGGCCGAAACGGCCGCCGAAGCCGCGCCGCGCGTCGCTGGCGCCGGTCCACATCGTCGGCGTCGACACCATCAAGGCCACGCTGTTCGCCCGCCTCAGGGCCGGCGGCGAGGATGGCGCGGCCCGGGAAGGCCCGGGCGTCATTCATCTGCCGGCCGAGCGCGATGACGACTGGTTTCATGGGTTGGTGTCGGAGCGGGCAGTGCGCAAGTATCGCGCCAACGTCGCTCGCATCGAATGGGTGAAGGATCCCGGCGTGCGCAACGAACCGCTGGATTGCCGGGTCTATTCGATTGCCGCGCTGCACGGGCTGCTGGCGGCCGGGCTCGACCTCGCCGTCGCGTCCGCCCAGCTTGCCGCCCTCGCGCCGCAGCCGCCCGAGCTGCCGGAGCCCGCGCCGCCGCTGGCGCCGGGCCTGAAGGTGCTCAGCCGATCGAAGTGGATGACGCGGTGAAGAATGCGCTGCGCGCCGAGCGGATGCCCGGCCTGCCGCCGTCCTCCGGAAGGGCTCAGAGTGAGCCTCGTTATTTTGCCGACGCGGAACATCTCTTCTTGGATGCGCTGATGGAGCCGTCCCTGCAAACGAACTTCTCCCCCTGACAGCGGGCAATGCCACCCTTCTTGCCGGAACAGGGGGTATTGGCCGCAATTGCCGGCACGGCCGAAATGCCAACCGCGGCGAGGACTGCAACCGCCACCAAGCCAAGTTTCATGTCGCACCTCCAAATTCAGAGGCACGATCATCCGCTCTGTGGTTGAGCTGGGCAACTTTCGATTGCTACAAATGATCGTTGTTGTGTGGATTCGCTCCGGCCACCGCCGTCCGTCTCGGACAGCGGCGCGACCACCGCCGGGTATTCAAGTGGCATCTCGCGCTCAATCGGCAGGGTGGCGCTGGCCGTCCTGGCGCTCGGCAAGCCGCATGGCGGCGTAGCCCATGGCCACGACGACCAAGGGCAGCACGACATAGGCGTAGATCCAGAGCCCGGTCATGCCCCGGCAGCGTCGCCTATTCCCCGGCCGGGAGATGACGGTTGAAGCGCCGATCGAATTCCGCCGCGCTGTGGCGAGCATAGAGATAGCCCGCGATGGCCAGGAGGCCGGCGACGATCGGCAAGCCGTAGATCACCATGGTGCTGGTCATGCTCAATCCTCGCTGCGCAGGAACCGGTAAACGGCCTGCGCCCCAAAATGTAGGGCGACTGCGAACGGAATCCAAATCACAGGCAACGGACCGGTCGCCCCATTGACCAGGGGAAGGATGAAGGCGGCGCCGAAGGTGGTCAGCGCCACCGTGTTCATGGTCGACGCCACCAGCTTGACCCGCTCGTTGTTGCGCTTGGCGGCAAGCCGGCGTGCGCGATCCTCGTCGGTCAAGCTCATGCCGGCCGATCTCTCCGCAGCCGCACGCCCGGCCCGCCGCCGTTCTCCGGAATGAACTCGACGCCGGCCTCTTCAAGGGCGCGGCGGATGGCGGCGAGGTTGTTCGCCGTTGGCACCCGGCGGCCCTTCTCGAAATCCCGAATCGTGCTCTCGCCGAGGTTGGACCTGCTGGCGAGCTGTGTCTGCGACCAATCGAGTAAGCCTCGCGCCGCACGCGACTGTTCCGGCTTCAGTTCCATTTCAACGAAATCCATTGTCTATAAACGAAAACCGTTGACATGGCGGGTCGCCAACGCTATTCGTTATCTGTCAACGCTTTTCTACCACAGGACAACGCGCATGAACACTCATGTTCGCGACCGGGACACCCATGCCCAGCGACTTTTCGTCGAGGTGACCCCCGAGCTGCGCCGGGCGCTCGAACTCGTGGCCGAGTTCGCCGTCGACGCGCTCGACCGGATCGACGGCGACCCGGACCTCGAACCGGAGCCCGCCGAAGCCGAGGATGACGATCCGGCCGAAGACGACGATCCGGCCGAGGATGACGATTTCGCAGCGGAGGTGGCGTGCCATGCCTGTTGAGCCGCTTGCTCCGCTCGCCGCGCCGTCCGCGGCGCCCTCGACCTCTGAACCAGGGAGCTACCCGATGAACGCGACCACGAATTCCGCCGACCTGCGCCAAGACGAGAGACCGATTTCCGTCCTCTTGGACATGGAGCCTGATTTGCGCCGCCTGCGCGCCCTCGGCGAACTGCTGGAGCTTGCCGGTGAGGGCCTGGAGGCCGACCACCAGACCGATACGGCGCTGGCCGTGCGCCACGCCGGCGAGCTGGTGGCGGAAACCGCCAGACGGTTGCGGGAGACGTTCGACCGCGCGGCCGACGCGCTGCGGCGTGAGGCCGACGCGCGCGCCTTCGCCGCGATGCGCGCCCCTGGGGAGGCGTCGTCATGACGGCAATCCCCAACGAGATCACCACCGGCGCCGACACCGCCGTCAGCCTCCCCGACCTCGCCGTCCGATTCGCAGACGTGTACCCGAAGGTGCTGGCGCAGGGCTACGACAAGGAAACGATCGCCGAGAATTCCCGGCCGAACCTTGGTCCCGCCTATGTGGCCGTCGTTCTCAACATCGATCACCTCGCCGCCGATCTCAAGGCGAAGTGGGGCGAGTGATCCTATGCTCGCCGCCCTGACCCGTTCCCGCCTCGGCCGCCGCATCGCGGAGGCGGGCCGCGTGCTGTTCGCCGGCGAGGTGTCGACGCGCGGCATGATCGAGGCCGGCGGCAGCGGGCCGCGGTGGCATCGCAACGCCAATGGACCCGATCGGGGTTCTCATGGCGCTGCAGAAGGCGCTGCCGGCATGGTTTGAGACGGCCCCGCTCGAAGATCTTGAGCGGTTCGCCGACCTCGGCGAGGCGTTCGGCTACAGCGTCGCCGCTCTCTGCGCCGAACGTGCCCAGCGTCTGCGCGCGGATTTTCTCGCCGGCACGCACGACGAGCATGGGAGGCCGATTTGACCGCGCGTTTCCCGTTTATCGATCCGACCGCCGGCTTCGACCCGGCGCCGCTGCTCGATCTGTTCGACGATGAAATCGAGGCCTGGGCGCCCGGGGCGACAGCGTCCGAACTTGAGGATGCGCTGCAGCGCCTCGACGACCTGATCGAGATAATTCGCGGCGAGATCTCCAGCCGCTCCGGCGATCTCGCCGACCTTGAAATACTGCAATCCTTAGAGCTCGAGGCCGCCTGATGCCGCCCGCCGAAACCGAAGTCCTGATCACGCGCCGCGCGCCGGAGGCGCCGACTTCCTGGAATACCGAGGCGCGCACCTTCGAGGTGGTTTTTGCCACCAATGCCGCCGCGGTCGAGCGCTACGACATGCGCGGCGCCTATCGCGAAACGCTTGCCGTCGAGGGCTTTACGGTGGTCGATCCGACGCCGTTCCTCGACGGCCACCGGCGGGACAGCTTGGACGCGGTGCTGGGCCAGATCGTCAGCACTCGGACGGTCGGCGGGAAAGCCATCGCCGTCGTCCGGCTGTCCCGCAACAATCCGCTCGCCGTTCGTCTCGGCCCGGCTCTCGCCGACGGCCTCCGCTTCGGGGTGTCCTGCGGCTACACGGTCGAAGAGTGGCGCGAGACCACAGACACCAAAACCGGAATTCGCACCAAGGTCGCGCTCCGCTGGACCGTTCGCGAAATCTCCGTTGTCACCATTCCCGCCGACCGCCAAGCCACCACAAGAGGTGCCGCCATGGCAGATCCCACCCCGACCCCGGCGCCCGCGCCGGCCACTGACCCGGCGGCGCTTCCGCCGGTGCCTTCGCCCACCATCGCGCCGGCCCAGCCGCCGACACCCGAAACGCGCTCGGCGAATCCGGAGATCACGAATCGCGCCAACGTCAACACCGAGATCCGCACCATCGCTCGCACGCTCGGCCTCAATCAGGCTTGGGTTGACGGGCAGATCGACCGCAGCGCCACTGCCGATCAGGCGCGCGCTGCGGCGCTCGACGAACTGCAGCGGCGCAGCGCCGCCGGCACGGTGCCGACCACGCCGGTGATCAGTATCGGCACCGATTACAGCGCGCCCGAATTCCGCGTCCGCACCATGGGCGAAGCGTTGTATGCCCGCGTGAACCGGGCGCACAACCCGACCGAGCCGGCCCGCCAGTTCGTCGGTCACTCCATGACCGACATGGCCCGCGACTGCTTGCGGTCGGCCGGTGTGCCGTTGTCGGGCCTTGCCTCAGCGACGCTGGTGCAGCGGGCGCTGGAGACCACCAGCGACTATCCGCTGATCCTCGGCGACGCCCTCGGCCGCACGCTCCGCGACACCTATCGCGCGGTGCCCTCGGCGCTGAAGGGACTTGGTCGGCAGGTCAACGCTACCGATTTTCGCACGCGGCACCGGCTGGTGCTGTCGGAGGCCCCGCAGCTCGACAAGCTGAACGAGTCCGGCGAGGTCAAGACTGGATCGCTGGCCGAGGCCCGAGAGAGCTACAAGCTCACCACCTACGCCAAGCGGTTCGGGATCTCGCGCCAGGTCATCGTCAACGACGACCTCGGCGCCTTCTCCGATCTCGCCCGGCGGTTCGGCCAGGGCGCGGCCGCGACCGAAGCGGCGCTGCTGGTGCAGCTGCTGGAGGGAGCGGCGGGCGACGGCCCGACAATGTCGGACGGAAAGGCCTTGTTCCATTCCGACCACAAGAACAAGGGCGCCGCGGTCGACTGGACGTCGGCCAATCCGCCGCTTCTTGGTGGCCTCGACGCCGCCCGTCTCGCGATGCGCAAGCAGGTTGGCCTCAAGGGCGAGCTGATCGCCGTGACGCCGAAGTGGCTGGTGGTGCCGAGCGACCTCGAAACCTACGCCGAGAAATACCTCGCCGCCATTCATCCGGCCACCACCGCCGATGTGAACCCGCTGTCCGGCAAGTTGACGCTGGTGGTCGAACCGCGGTTGACCGGAACCAAGCGCTGGTACGTTGCCGCGGATCCGGCCGAGGTCGATGGCCTGGAGTGGTCATACCTCGAAGGCGAAGAGGGGCCGCAGATCACCACGCGCGCCGGCTTCGAGGTCGAAGGCGTCGAAGTGAAAGTCCGGCTCGACTTCGGCTGCGGCTTCACCGACTGGCGGTCCTGGTACCAGAACCCTGGCCAGTGAGCAGGTGAGCCATGGCGGACCTGGAGACCCTTCGGCAGCGACTGGCGCTCCTCAAGGAGGATCTCGCCAGCCCGACGCATTCAGTCCGCGAGGGCGAGCGGGAAATGACCGCTCGTTCAGTCGCCGACATCCGCAAGGCGATCGCCGACATTGAGGCCGAGATCGCCGCCGCCGAAGGGCGTCCGGCCGGCAAGATCGTCCACCTCAGAAACACCAGAGGATGGTGAGAGCTATGAAAAATTTCGTGCAACCGGGTCGCATGCTGACCCTGACAGCGCCGAGCGGCGGTGTGGCCTCCGGCGACGGCGTGATGGTTGGCTCGGTCTTCGGCGTTGCGGCGTTCGATGCTGCCGAAGGTGCCGAGGTCGAGGTCGCGACCGAAGGCGTTTTCGAACTTAAAAAGACCACCGGCGCCGCCTGGACGGTCGGGTTGCCGATCTTCTGGAATGACACGACCAAGAAGGCCGCCACCTCTGGCGATCTCCAGATCGGGGTGGCGGTGGCTGCGGCCGGCTCCAGCGCCGCGGTCGGTCTCGTGAAGCTCGACCCGATCCCGGCGGTGCCGGCGGCGGCGATCGCCGATCTCGCCGGCGGTGCCGACCTCGCAGCGGTCATCGCGAAGGTCAACGTCACGGCGGTGCTGCCGAACCTGATTGCCCGCGGGTTTCCGCGGCCGGATCCTGATACCGGGAATTTCGACCTCCACGCGATCGACCGCTGGTGCGACACCCGCCACGCCCATCTGTTCGGTGGCAGTCCAGCGACCCTTGGGGCTCGCGACGCCTCGACGGTCGCCAGCGAGCGAATCGCGGCGATGAGGGCAGGGGGCCGCAATGGGTAGGGGGGAGCCGCGCTATTACCGCGTCCGGCGCAATCGCCGCGCCTTCTGGGAACCGACACCCGAGATGAAGGCGGCGGGCTTTCAGAGCGTGCCGCTCGGCCAGGATGGCCCGCAGGCCTTCCAGCTCGCCGAGGAGTGGAATCGGCGATGGGATGCCGCCCGCCGGGGCGAGGCGCCGTCGCCGGCCATGGCGGTGGCCGACAACCTGTCGCCGGAAACGGCTGAGGAATTGACGACCTATCCGCCGCGCTCCATCGGCGAGGCGTTCCGCAAGTACCGTCGTACCGAAGAATGGTCCCGCAAGGCGCCGCGGACTCGCGAGGACTGGTGGCGCGGCTGGCGGCGAATCAAGCCGGTGTTCGGCGACTGCGACCCGCGGACCGTCGACCTTGCCGACCTGTCGGCGTGGCGGAAGGCCGTCGAGGACACGGTGTCTCTGCGGGAGGCGCACCGTGCTATGAAAATCTGGCGGGCCTTGTGGAAGGTCGCCGCGGCGCTCGGCTATTGCGTCCGCGACGCCGATCCATCCCTTGGCATCCGCAACACGGCCGCGGCCGGCCGGTCTGCGACCTGGACAGAAGGGGAGGCGGTCCGCCTGTTCAAGCAGGCGTGGCGCGACGGCTACTTCGGCCTCGCCGCCATCATCGCCGTTGCTTGGTTCACACAGCTCAGCCCCGGCGATGTCCGCGCGCTCCGCGCGTCGCAGCTCGCGACCGCGGCCGATGGCACAGCATTCTTCGCCGAGAGAGCCAAGACCGGGAAGCCGGTCGGCGGCGTGCTGACGAATCGCGCTCTGGCTGCTCTGGCCGCATACCTCGCCAAGATCGGGGTGGAGATGACCGGCGAGGCTTTCATCTTCCGGAATCGCTCCGGCGCCCCCTACAGCAAGGACACGCTGGGAGACGATTTCCGCGACGTTCGGGCCGTCCTGTTCGGGGATGGCGAGCGGAGAACCCTCGCCGATTTCCGCCGCTCCGGTGCGGTCGAGGCGATCGTTGGGGAGGCCGAGCCTGCCGCTCTTGCCCACGCCATGGGAAACACCCTCAGCGCCTCGAATGCATTGTTTGCCACCTACGTGCCGGTCAACCTCGCCACGGTGCGTAGCGTCATGGAGGCCCGGAAGCGGGGCCGGGCGAAGCTCAGATAGAACGGACAGCGGCCAAAAGTTGGAACGCCCCGAGCTGAAAAGTTGGAATGTGACGGATGCGAAACGCTAAGTGCTTGAGAAGTGGCGGGAGTGACGGGGCTCGAACCCGCGACCTCCGGCGTGACAGGCCGGCGCTCTAACCAACTGAGCTACACCCCCGCGAGCTCGTCGCAAGCGAGAGCGCGGACATAAGGCCCCAGCCGCTCGCCGTCAAGCCCGTCTGTGGCCAAGATTGCGAT